CTGTCGGTGATAGTAGTTGTCGTTACCGTCATTGGATCTGTTTCCCAACATTCTCAAGAATAGTTTTTCTGTCTTTAATTTTTTGGAATAACTCAGCGAACTTTGGGTCATCCCGCATCAGCTCTACAGCCTGATCACGTCGGGCCTCGTAAATGGTTTGCACTTCGGCCCGCTGGTCTTTGGGAGGGAGAGCCTTATAGCTGTCCTCTTTAAAGATACGAGAGAACTCCTCATACATACTTTCTTGCCCAGGCGGGAAATTTATCAGACTGTTGATCGCATCGCGCTCCACTGGAGTAAGCAGCACGCCCTCAACAGAGCGCGGCGGCTCATCGCCGAAAGGAAGAACCAGCCGCACAATTTCCAGACGAACGGGGTCTTCCATTGTTTTTTCCGGGTCTAAACCAACCGCTGTAATTAAGAACGGCGGCAGGGCGTTGTCTACCACGCGAGGTTTCTTGGAATAGACCGGTTCATAGAACATATCCCGGCTCACCGGCATGTCTTCAAGGTCGCTGCCGAGGAACTCCAGCGAAAATGGCGTGCGCTGGTCTAATCGTCTGAGGCCAGAGTATAGGTGCCTAAATCCAGCAGGCTCCCTTGGGTTGACCCCCGTTTCTTTGAGAGGCTTATCCCCCTTCATCACATTTGACATGCTGCCCAGCAAAGAGCTGTACGGCATCTGGGACGAAGCAAAGTTCCGCACCAATCTATTAACGGCCGGCCCATCCTGGCTGATCGCATCAGCAACCATTGCAAAGCCGGCCAGGAAGGATTGGTCCTTCATGTATTGCCAACTAGCCGCCACAGCTTGGACTGCTATCTCGTCATGGTTTTCAGCCGTGGTGTCAGGGTAGGCCATGCGCTGCCCCGTATCCGCACCAATCGCCAAAATCATGCTTATTGGCTCCATGCGGTGGTAAGAATAATATTCCACATCTTTTGGGTGTTTGAACTTGTGCTGGCCAACGTACATCCAGCGCGGCTTGTCAACCTTGTCAACAACAATGGAGTAGGGCTTCCACCCGAGCTTCTCCATTTCATTCCGCACCTTATAATCCATCGGGCCGGTGCCAGTGATGCGACCTTCGCCAGCCCAGCTTGCAGTGGCTGCCATAGCGGCACTGCCCCAAGAGAGCTTGGCAAGAGCCATATCCCGAGCGACGGGATCTTTAGAGTGGATGGCCTTAACCACATGCATGATGCCGAGAGGGCTTCTCTCCACGGCCTGACCGGCAATATTATGGATCACCCGGAAAAACGGCATAACATACCTGCCGCCGGGGGTTCTCATTATAGCAGATCTGGCGCCAGAGAACGGACCATTTGGCACAGAGTTCGTGAATGTATTGATGCGCGCCATCTCTTCGGCTCGGCCATGCACGTCTTCCGGCGGATCTGCAAACACGCCGTTTACAGCCTCATCTATATCTTCTTGGCTGTAAATGGGTTGGCCAGCCTCATCGACCTGCTCCCCCATCATCCGCCTTTTGCGGTTTGCCTCTGCCGCCAGCTCAATGCGGTAGTTAAACGCCTTAAAGAACTCATCCGTGGTCATCAGCAGCCGGCCAGGTATGCGGATGCCCTTACCGATATAATCAATCACGCCCTTGATCAGTTCGCCATACTGTTCAAGGTTCAGATTTCGGGCTGAGATGGCTTGCTGATGTGCATTTTCAAATTTGCCCAGAGCATCGAACATGGGTTGATCGCGCCAGAACGCCTGACCGGCAAGCCGTGCCGCGTCTATGGTGGCTGATACCCACGAAGTGACCATATCAACGGCCTCTGTTGCGTAAACGCCTTTCTCGCCGCCCGCCCAACCAAAACCAGCGCGCCAGACACTTCCAAAGGCGCCCCCCAGAGCGCGCTCAAACGGCTGGATAGCAGCAAACGCCCCATTGCCGGCAATGTTTATGACTTGCGTCTGAACTCCAGACAGAAGGCCGTTGATCCACATTTCGTACCAAGCATCCGCGTAGCGTGCGATAGCGCCCTTTTTAGCAAACTTGTTTTTTGCCGCCTGAGTTGGCAGGGCCAAGTATGCCCGAGCCATCGCCTGCGTGCGATCTTTCGAATTATGTAGCGGGTTGCCAGCGCCGGCAGTCAGGTCTCCAAGCATATTCGCCACATTGCGAGATTGTATCTCATTTGGGCCGCGGGGGATTTTAAACACGCCCAGCGCCCGCGCCACGTCAGCTTGTAAACCCTGCATGGATGACTGCAACGCGCTGTGGAACGCGAAGTGCTGGTGAAACGCAAGCAGGTCCATATCGCCGGCGTTGAGGTCAACAGCCTTTTCTGCCAGCCGGTTGAGCTGTAACGCTGAACTGGTGATCGCCTGTAGGGACTTGTGGATCTCTCCAAGGTCCAGGTTGATTGCGTCACCTTCTTTGCGTTTTAGCAGCTTTTCAACAACATCTCGCAGACCGTGGGCATCCGCCATCTTTTTTACGTCGGCGGCTGTGACCGGCGGTCCTTTCGGGTGGAGCTGCGCCATCTTGTCGATCGTTTTTTTGAGATCGTCGGGGCCTTCAATGCGCTCCAAGTTCACGTCTGCAACGGGAATGCCCGCGGCCTTTTGACCGGGGGTAGGCGACGGCACGCCGGATGTCTTCCCGACAATGGCGTTGTATTCCTCTATGTCCTTCTCGGTGGCCTCACGGATAACAATTATCTCATTGCCCACGCCGCCCGATTTTCCATCGCCCAAGGCCTTCTCAACTTTTTCTGTACTTGGGCCGAGGCCATGCTTGGCGTCGAACCCCTTGAACATACCCTTGACCAGACCGCCCACGCCGGCGACCTCGATATGGTTTTCTGGCGCCGGCGGCGGGGCCAGCGGATTTTGCATTACCGGCTGGATAGAGGCCGGCTGCGTCAATGCCGCTGTTCCATCAAAAAACCCCGGCTCTTGTGGGACCGGGGTTTGAAGTGGATTTGGCGCTAGGGGATCAATTGCCATCAGCGTCCTCTTCTACAGGCGGCGCATCATCAGCGTCATCCAATGGGGTAGGGGTTTCACTTAACCCTTTAAGAGCCGTCCAGAACTGATCCATCGGGCCTTGCGTTTTCGAACTGTCTTGCGGCATCGTCCAATTTCTCCCTATCAATTCCAGGCAATTCGTACCACGGTTTATCCGTCGCAGAGCTAACCTTAAAACCAGCCGGGACTATACCATTTTTAGGCTTCTTAATAAAGGCTTCGAACGCCTTTTGCTGCGGCGGCGTCATATGAACTTGAGAGCCATCAGACAGCGTATAGGTCGATACCGGCCCTTGCTCGCCGCGGCTATACCGGAATCCACTACTGAACGTGCCGCGCTTCCCTTCAGTCACACCATGGCCGACAGGAGAGCCTGACTTAACAGCGGCAAGCGTTGAATGGTCAACGACCTGCTCGCCTTCTATAACCCAGCTTTCCCAATGAAAGCGGCCCAACGATCCTTCGCCGTCACGGCCCGCTAATTTATAGCCCTGTGCCACGCTATCCCTCAGGCCGTCTTCAAGCATCTCAGTTAGAAGCAAACCACGCGGGCCGCGCATAACTCCGTGCAAACCCTCTTTGGCGGTCGTGCCTTCCTTAACATAGCCATCGTAGATGTTGAAACCTTTGTACCTGCCATCATCCCAAAGGTGGCGCGACTGTATACGATCCATAACCAGGACATCGTCCCGACCAGATACCAACATAATAAACGAGACTACCTTATTATCGATGCCGGCCTTGTCTGTCAGCTCCATGAACTTTCTGCGTATAGCTGGCCCGCTTTGCGAGCTGTCAGACATCATATTGTGCAGAACAGATAACACCGATTGTCCGTCATCTGTTTTCTGAGACAGCGCCATCAGCAATTTGCCGGCGGCGTTTACGTTCATGGTAACCTGCCGAGCTGGCGATCCCTCAGGTAAATTATTAACCGGCCCAGATTTGCCTATCTGCTTTTCCCATTTGGACAGCATTTTTTTGTCGAACTTGCCATCTATGGCAGCTTTAATATACGGAGCTGCTGCTTGCTGTATGTCTATGAACGCAGCCTCTTGCTGCACTGGGCCAGCCCCGCGGGACAGGATGCCCCATGTAAACAGGTTCCCCGTCATCTCCTCGGTCGCCAATCCCGTTTCGTACAAATTACGCAACTCTTGGACGTGGGCAAAACCTCTATCCACGCCGTCTTTTAGCTCTGGCGTCAGCAAGGATATTTTGTCCGCGATTGCCTGGGGGTCATTGGCATATTTAATTGCCTGTGACGGTGGTGCCGGCAAAAAGTCTCCACCCAACGCAGACTGTTGAGCCGCTGCCCAATTTCGTTCTGACAACAGGGCTTGAGGGTTGTTTGCTTTTACCGTGTCTATAGCCGTCATGTTGGCTTGCTTGTTAGCGGCAGAAAACGCCTGCGTAACAGGAACGTCAGCAGCTTTACCGTCGCCGGAAATAAGTATCTGATGTGGTAGCTTGTGAGCGCGAGACCCTTCAGGGGCTGCTTTTAGAAAAACATCTTCAATCGACATGCCGACCGGTATCGGCGACTTGCCAGCCTGCCACCGCTCAATCGCCTCTTCATAAAAATCTTTAACCGGCCCCCGGATTATCTGCTCTCCCACCCTGACCGCAGCCTTGCCACCTGGGATCGCGCTGATGGCACCGATGCCGATTTCCGCAATGCCTTGGGCCACATCGCCACGATCGCCCATGACGCTGCCTCTTTGGAGACGGTTATACCCCTCTTCCAACATGAAGATTAAATCAGCGCCAATTAGGTCGGCGAAGCCTAATCCTTCAACAGCACCAGGAGCGCCTACATCATCAGCGCCGGCACCCCAGATCGTTTTGCCGAAGTCCACAGCATTACGCTCATCCAGGCCGAAGTATTCGACGCCGACCTGCTCAGTCAGGCGTTGTAGCTTTTCCCGCGTTGTCAGCTCTTCCCTATTAGAGATAGACGGCTCACCTCCATATAGAGGCTCTGGCCTTGCCGTAGGCAGTGCCGGCTGCAACATCTGGTCGTCAGGACTTGCCATCAGCGCCGGGTCCATAGGCGGCGGCGGCGGGTTGTCTTCGTTCTCATAGGCCTGACGGAGACGCTGATCAATGTCCATTGCGAAACACCCTCCGTGCCGCGGCCCGGATCTTGGCTTGCTCAACTGGGGAAAGCCCACGCACCGCAGCGTCCACCATATCCTGGGATGTGATATTGTGCTTCGTCAGAAGCTTGTTATCTTCGATGTCTTGCTCTTCTGATGCATCCTTTTTGCCGTCTTGGTATTGCTTAACCAGCTTGCGGGCCTCTGACATATAGTTGAATGGTTCGCCCTTTTCTCTGGCGTCCTCTGCCATCTCCATTAGCTCAGTGTGTATTTTGGCCTGCTCATATGTGATTAGATCTTTTTGCCGGGAAGACCCTTTCTTTGAAAATGCGTGATGATTATCAATGTAATCTTCCGCACTTTTCTGAGACGAACTCTTGCGATTGTTCAATCGTGTGATCAGACGCTCTTTGGTCTCCGGGTCCAAGTTGCTGTTCTGCCGGATTTCGTCTTCGGTAATCTGAAGCTTGCGAACCTTTTCCGAAACAGCGACCTCCGCAGTCCGGCTATATAGGGTCTGGGTCTGACCGCTTGCGGCCTCTTCTCGCATTTGGTTGATCTGGGCCAGCGTAACTACGTTGGCGTCAGGGTTCTGCTCGTACAGTATCTCAAGCTTATTGATCACAGATTTTAGCCTTGGATACCTACTAGGATCTGACGCCGGCTCAGACATTAGCTCATTGAACTGGCGTTTTAGACTATTCGCGGCCTTCTTGACTTCTAGTTCAAATGCCTCGCCCTCTTTCTCTCTGATGTCGAGCAGGTCTTTCATCTGCCGACGCCAGCCCGACCGCATACTGTTCTTTTCTGCCTCGGTCAGCCGTTCCCAACTGTTCTGCAAATTGGGATCATTGAACTTGCCCGAAGATATTTGCCCCCGAGCCTCTTTCATTGTCTTAATGTCAACGGCGTTGCCGTTGATCCAGCTCAGCACATGATTTTTAGCCATGCCGTCCTGGAATTTGATCCGCATTTTTGCGGCCTGCGAAGCGTCAATTGCGTTAGCTGCCTCAAGATTGTTAATAGCCTTTAAACCGAACACGCCGGCTGCGGCAAAATCCACACTGTCAGAACCAGGGACGACGCCCTTGCTCAACAGGTCCAATTGTTCAGTCACCTTGCCGACCGCATTCTGATGGTCCACCTTGAGGCCATCAGACATCGCCGTGATGCGGTTTTGTGCATACAGCTTATTGAATGACGGCAGAAACTTGTTCCGAACCGCCGGGGCCATCCCATCCAGCAGGCGCTCCCTGATCTCCTCCGATCCCGGATCGAAGCCGCCCATCACGGCAGCGGTGCCTTGCTTAGACAGGTTTGTCTTTAGGCTGTGCAGCTCCATCATCGCCGTGGTTTCTGCTTCAGCCAACTGAGACGCGATCTGCGTCTGGGCGACCTGCGCGCCGATCTTACCGAACTGCTGGCCGGCATTCATCAGTGCCTGACCAACCATGGCAGAGCCGTCATCGGTCGGCACCCGTGCCGGGGTATTCACCTGTGCCGGCGCCGCATTGCTAATCTGGCTGATATTCAGTTTTGGCACTACCCCAATCCCCAAATAGGCGCCGCATAATTCTGCGTGGACAGGTTTGTCGGCACATTGCTAGACGGCAGGAGCGATGACCCTAGCCCGCCAACCTGATGCAGCATGAACGCCGAACTGCCGATCGATGCTGCGGCATTTAGGAATCCAGCGGTGATTGCATTGCCGGCTTGGCTCTCTTTGTTCGCCGCAGACGCCCGCGCATTAAAAGCATTCATCCGTTGGTTTTGTGCTTCCACGTCACCTTTAAACAGCGCGTCGAGTTCGTTGATTGTATTGTTTCTGGCGTTGACGATCTGTGCCTCAAGTGACGAACCTGTGTCTACTTCGACACCAGACGCCGCTGCGTTGTTCCTGATGGCAGCAGCCGATGGCCGGCTTTGTGTGGCAGTAATCCTGGACCTAGTCGATGCCGCTGCGTTCCGCACGTTCAATGCGTTCTGATCAAAGATGCCGGCGTTGGCACGATCGACCGCAGCCGACTGCCGTAACGCCCTGGCCTGTGAAAAGCCGCTGTAAACAGACCCCAGCGCAGAAACCGCGCCGGCTGCTAGTATGACCGCCGGAGGACACATATATTTTTATCCATCATTAACCATGATCCGCGTCACCACGGCGCTAATCGTCATCGGTAGCGGTTGATCCTGCTGTATGACAATTTGGCCTGTGGTGTCCCACGTTCCATGGAAGTTCACTTCTTTGTCGCCGGTAAAGAGCGGCGGGGAGCTGTCCATATCATCGGAGCCGTCCCGGAAAAGTATTTCGTCTAGGTTGCTGGTGTCTGGGCCAAATTTGGCCCCCAGCGTATTTAGGAACCTCACGGTGACATCAAACACCCGCTTGGTCTTTCCTTGCGCCGTGCCGTCCTCTGAGCCGGCCTCTGGCCGCAGCGTCTTTACGGTTGACGTATACGGCAGTCCGACCTGCGCCTTCGTCACAGTCGGATTTAAGCCGGAAACCGTCCCACTAGACACGACCTGCTGTGCGTAGACATCTCCGTTGCCCAAGATGTCTACCGTCTCGCCTTCCAGGTGATCCAGGTTGATAACCGTCGCCACTGCGCTGCCACTGTAGGTGAGAGAGCTGTCTACAAATATGGCATCCTCTTTCAGATCACCGTCATCGGCGTTGAAGTTAGGAGCTAGGTATTCAACATACTGCCGTGTGTTGCCGTTGATCGTCCGCTTAACGATCAGCCAGAGCTGGTCTTCGCTGGACGTGGGGATCGTTGCAATCGAGGTCACCACTCCGTGATTGGTAGCACCGAATGAACCGCCGATCGGATGCCGATGCCACGCAACCACATCCTGGCCTCGCAGGTAGGTTAAACCGACGAGCTGCCCATCGTTGCGGATACCCCATACAATACTGTCAAGCTCTTGGGCGTAGGCAATTTCTTGCAATCCGCCGTACGCGACCTGCTCTGCCAATAGCGTCAGATCAGGAGACTGAAAACTGTCACTTTCAAACACGAAGACCAACTCACGCAACTTGCGCTGTTGGCGCTGTATATACAAAACGGCGTTGTCAATCTTAACCGGCCTCGCCGCAGCAGACCCCCGAGTGCCTTCTCTGGAGACCCGCACGTTTGTCGGAGACAGACCCGAGCTAGTACTGTTGGCGCTAATTACGAACTCGCCGCCGACCGTACCAACCGCCAACACCTGACCAGAAGACAACCACCTGATGGCGTTTACATCTTCTGAACCCAGCACAAATACAACTGCATCATCATCTAAAACGCCGGGGACGTGCTTGACAAAGTCAGCGGTTGCAGAACCCCAAACCGTCTGCGGATCATTTGTAGACCCGCCCCAGAATAGTCTCTGCTCATAGAACGAAACAGCGGCAGGGTAACCAGTAGTCCCCGACCAGCTCCCCAGCCGCCATTTCGTCTCAGCGGACGTACCGCCGAAATTTCGGCTGGTGTCAACAGTCACCTCCGTTGTAGAGCTGCGGGCAGTGATTTTCCCATAGCCCCACTGAATGCCGCCCTCCTGGAGAAACTTCCACGTGACCGTGTTGTCTACAATCTCCGCGCCGTCGCCGCTCGGCCCGCCAGAGCTGTCAGACGTGCCAGCCTTAATACACTCATAGACGTTTCCGGTATTCCGCCGAACGTCCCCCAAACTGTAGGCGGTAGACGTCGCCCACTTAGTTGCTTGATGGCCTATGCGGACGAGACGACCAACGTCAGTCGTCTGGAAGCCGTCGCCACCGTTAATGTCTGTTGTAGCGGATGCCGTGACTGTTATTGAACCGGAAGTCGCGGACGGTGTGAGCGTGGTCGTCCCCGTGTTCTCGTCCAAATACGGGCCGTCTTCAAAATCAATCTCCGAGATTGTCCAGGCCGTGTGGCCTGTCCGCGTCATTTTACGTGGTGCGTAAGACGAATGCGCTAAATATAAAACGTCCGCGCTTTGAGCGAACTGAATGGTGTCAATGTCAGCTTTGTCGTATGGCGTGGTGATCTCATAGACCCGAGCCGCAGCGCCACCGGTGGTATATGTCGTATAGCCCGTGCTGTTGATGTTGTTGCCATCGATGTCCGTCAGCTCAAACGTATTAGCCGTTGTGTTCGCCACCAGATAATACTTCTGGTTCAGCTCAGTCATCCCACCCACGGTATCGATGAAAATCTCATCGCCGTTTGAGAACGGGTGACCCGTGATAGTAATCACGCAGGGGTTCGCCTGCGTTGCTCCGGTGATCGTTTGGTCTGCTTCCAGGATTGCGCCGTTATTCCGAAAGAAACGCGCATACGTGTCGCCAAATTCGATGATGTAGGCCTGCGTGGTACTGAACTCGAACGGCACCAGCCGGGTATTGTCGGCAGATGTCTTGACCTCTTTTACAAAGTTAGTCCCCGACCGCCGGCTGACGCCGCCGTGCGGGAAGACAATCATATTTTCAACGATCTCTGCGCCATTATTGTACTTGGCCAGGTCGGGCCGACCGTATAGCCGGTTGGACAATTCCCCCGCAGTGAAGTTCGTCTGTAACTTAGAGACGCGGGCCACTTAAATTCTCGCTTCCAACCAATCGTCCTCGTCGGCGGACAAGCTCTCTTGCGCGTCTACAAGCCGAGCCGCTTGCAGCTTCTGCTGGTATAGGGCGACCATATCGTTAGCAACCGACCGGCTTGCCGTCAGGTCGTAAGCAATCTCAGCGGCGATCTTCGCAGCGTATGCCTCAACAAACATTGCATCAAATTTAGTCGGGTCAGTAATCGTGTCGATATACAGGATGTTTAGGGGCGCGGCGGCGTCGGTCACAATGGACTGACCTTCCACCACCCACTCTTCTGTAGTGTCTACTTCGATAACTCTCAGCAGGCCGGTAGGGAACGGAAACGCATTGGCGTATTCCCAGGCCGGTGCCGTGGTACTGGCTGCAAGGGATGTCCGAGCCAGTGCAAAATTCCAGGGGTGATCGCGCAGCGTCTGATCCCGCGCTTGCTCATATATACGATTGCAGGCACGGCCCGCTTTCGTATTGTCGGTCAGCGCCGTGAGGGGCGGGTTCGCTGCGCCCAGCTCAGTCAGAGCCAGATTGCAGATCGAAACAAAGGTTGTATATGCTGGCATAAGAAACGGGGAGGGGTTTCCCCCTCCCCAGTATCCTTTAATCCACCACGTATTCGATGATGAACGACAGATCGCCGGCAGCGGCAGTCGCCGCACCAGCCGAAGCCGTCATCGAAACGTAGTAAATCTCAGCCGGATCAGAGCTGTCGCCCGCATCCTGGTACACTTTTTGGCCACAAGTCGTAATGTTTGCGGCTTCAAAGCGGTACTCAGTGAAGGCAGTCGCAGCCTGACCAAGAGTGACGGCAGACGCATAGGCGTCCGCGTCTTTGACAACGCCATCCTTGTCATGCAGTCCGATGTTCCAGGCCAGCGTCGGCGAACCGTTGCTGTCCAGGTCGTCAGAAGCGCAACGGATCGAAATCACCGAAGCGTTCGTCGGCACCGGAGCCAACATGACAATGTCTGCGGCGTCCAAGTCACCCGTATCCATGGCAATAGTGCCTTGGGCAACGCGAACTCGACCGTGCAATTGCTGCGTCGAGTTCATGGTCGGCGGAGACGCCTCGTAGTTGGCGACGAGATCAGAGTTTTTAGTAGTCATGTCTCTTCACTCCTCTTAGCTAGGATCGCATTCGATGTAGCCGACTTTACCCTCTTCCATACGGGTAGAGCCGATCGTCATCGATGCGAACACTTGGGTTGCGTGGTTTTTGTCCGCACGCTCAGAAATTTTGATCTGAGGTTGCGCGGCAAGACCCAACAGCATTCCGTCCTGGCACCAATAAAGCACCTTGTGGTCGGAGTTGCCGTCAACGCCAATCCGCTCAGTACGGATGAAATTGAAACCAAGGAAGGTATCAACTTCGCCCTGAACCAGAGCTTTAACCGTGTTGTAGTCCGAAGACGTAATTTCGGTTTCAGACAACAGATTGCTGAGCTGTTTGGCGTTGATGATGCAGTACCTCGGCATTTCCGGGTCCACATCGTTGCCGTCAAGGTTCTCTTTAGCCGCACGCAGCTTGCCAATGTTCAGACCGGTGTCAGCCGCAGGGCTGATGCCGACCTGCACGTCAACAGTCATGCTGCTGTCGTAGGCCGTAGAGGTAGACCCATCGACGCCGGTGTTGGCAGTGCCGTCAGCCGCCTCGATGATCGCATCATCGATGGCGCGTCCGAGAGCAAATGCCGCAGCCTGCGCGTAGGGGCCGGTGGGATCAATCAACGTGCGGACGCGATCCTCATTATCAATGAGGTCGGCCCAGTCGTAGTCCACCATGGAAACGCGCCGACGAGCGTGCGGCGTATCCATTTGCGGGGTATCGCTGTGGCGGGAAGTCCGCTTCCGAGCAGCCGTAGAACCGAGCTGTTCGAAGAAGGCATTTTTACCGACTACAGTCTCAACACGAACGGCGTTCCGAAGACGGGAGCCTTTCTGCTGAGCCAAGTGGTAAACATTGCCAGCGTACTGTTCCACCATAGCTGTGGTGATTTGAGTTGACATGAGTCAGCTCCTTTCAGCTTTGGTTTAAGGTTTAAGGTGTCTTCGATGGGTTGCCCGGAAACCGGACCCGTCTACGTTTACAGCCGTCGCCGCCCGTCTCACCGGGTGTCTTAGTCGGGCCTTTCGGTTATCCGACCGTGGAAACTACATGAGAGCCATCCGAACTTGGCGGATAGGCCAACTCGTACAATCTTGTCAGCTTGTCGTTCAGCACCTTGTACTCGGGATGCGAACTATCGGTCAGCGCCGGATTGGCCCGGATCGCTGCAATCTGTTCCTGGGCATCCGCCGGCGTTATGCCAAAGCCGCCTTGGGTGCCTTCCTTGAATTGACCGCCTTGACCGAGCTGCATCCCGATGCGAACAAATGCCCGGATCATCTCCGGGTTGTTTCCCAAACCGGTCTCATCCATCAGGGTGGCCAAGTTATCGCCGCCGAACTCACGCACGGCATTTCGAGCTGCGGCAATGCGCTCTTCATAAGCACTGCCATATTCTTGCCTTATTTCGCGGTCCCAAGCCTGTATTTGGACTTGGTTGTCGGCAGTGGACATATCTGCTTGATGCGCGTACCGCTCCACATACTTATCGTGGATGAACTGAGCCTGCTGTGGCGTCAGCCGCGCATCGTGAAATATCTGACGCATGTCGTCTGAGAGCGTTTGGTCGTAATCACCCATTCCTTCCGGCGCAGCCAATGCATAAGCGTCGGCCTGATCGGGGACACCCAGAGCTTGCCAGCCATCCCACTCAAAAATATTACTGTCTGCTGCCGGCAAGGCTACCTTGTCGGCTCCGACGGCTTTTTCCAAATTGACATAACTTTGGAGAACGTCATCCGGGTTCGACCAGCCTTTAGCCTGGATAACCTCATCATATTGAGCGCCAGCCCATCCTTGGTTAGCCATCGGCTCTGCCGGGGCGGGGGCTGCTGTTCCATCGGGGACACCGGAACCAATTTCCGGGTTACCCGCATCCATGGCGGACCCTTCTTCACTCATCAGAAAATTCTCCTTCATAACTGGTTGCAAAATTTAATATCGCCACGTCATCCAAACTCAGCATCTGGATGATCCGGCGAACCATGTCTTGTGCGCCGGTCAAATGCTGAAGGTCTTCGACTTCCCGCACGCCAGTGATGTTAAACAAACCGCTGGTCTTCATCAGGTCTCTCAGGATCATGCGGCCTTGGTCGTTGTGCATGAATACATCCTGATAGGCCCGGATCAGCTCAGCGTGCCGATCGGTATTAGTTGGGGACATTTAAAATTCTCTGTTGTTAGCTTTGGCCCATATCAGCAATTTGGGCGACTTTTAGTGCGGCGTCGGCGGCTTGTGGTGCCGCAGACAAGCCGGCCTGTATCGCCTGCTGCTGCTGACGCTGCTCACGCATTTGTGCAATAGCATCCTGGGACCGCAGTATCTTCGTTGGTGCGCCATTGGTGTCAGCCAGTAACCGGGTGATGGTATCGCCGTCAAAATTATCCATCACCGATGGGTCAACCGCTGCAATAGGCTGGACCATCTCCAGCGTCCGCAAAATGCCAACGCCCTCTTCTGCTTTCATTGCCCGCGAGAGGGGAGAGACATATTCAATATCGTATTCGCCTTCAGCCTCTACTAAAATGTCGGGCAGGGGTGGCAATAGACCCTGCCGTCCCAGGATCGCAAGCTCACGTTCAATTAGCGGGCCGAGCGTTTCGCTCTGCTGCCGGCCAACCGTAGGAGCTAAAAGCGCACCTTTTTCCTGGGCGCGCTGCAAAACTTCTGTCGCCGTCATCGCCGGCGTCTCAACCAGTATCTGGAACAGTGTCACCAGAAAGGCATCATTAATAACCCGCCGGCGCTGATCCATCATGTCGAGGCCAATGTCCACTCGCGCTCCGGTCTGCAATGGCTGCACCGGCGCCTGGGTCCGACCATCCAACCGGGCAAAAGTAGAGCCGCCGGGTTTGGTGTTGACCGGGAAGACCACGCCGTCATCAGCAATCAGCAAAGGCGGATCAACAACCTTCTGGCCGGCCCGGATGACGGTCTTCGACATCTCGTTGACCATCTTGATTTCTGGCAGCACCGTCATCGCCGGCGACCGGCCATAGACCTCACGGGGGCCGGTTACATACCGAGACGGGATGTAAGGGAACTCGTCAAAGCCGCCTTCTTCAATTTTGTGCTGGCCCTCAATTTCGTAGTACGCTGAAAACCACGGCGCATTCCGGCGGTCTCGGCGCGTCGGGTCTCGGTCGGTGCGCGGCATGACAACGTGAAGTATTTTGACGCGATCGTCGGGTGATTTTTCCGCCTTACGCTTCATAGCGTTAGACAGATCACCGTCTTCGAACATTCGCATGACTTGCCGAGCGGCGACATCAATGCAGCGGTAGACCGTGTCGATTAATCCGTTCTCGTCTTCAGCAAAGTAGCAGTCGCTCAGATGAGTGTTGCGGTAGATGGTGCCACCGGTAGGGGCTTCGTCTACCCACAGCAGGGAATTGCCAAAAGCGCCGAGCTGCATATAGCCTTCATGCATCTGGCTGGAAAAATTAGCCTTGGTCCGGTAGCGCCAACGGAAGACGACATCCGTCACGGCGTCAAACCAGAGCCGTGCGTTATCGTCTCGGTCTACCAGTGGGTTCGACGCCCGCAGTGTGTGCCACCGAGCGCCACGCGGCGTCAGCAGGCTTTCAACAGCAGAGGCGAACCGCTCCAACGCCAGCGCGCCGGTGGCGTCATACATAACCGCCGTGCGCTTGTCGCCGGGTGTCCGCTCACCAACAAATTCACTTGAGCGCGGCAAGATGCGTTCTGAAATTTCCTG